TATAGGATTCATACTCTATTGCTATATTACCAGTTGATTGCCAGATGTCTCTCTCAGACTTTACTTCAATCTTTTTGTTAACAAACAAGTCAGCAATCTTATCTTCTCTAATAGTGCCATACTCTAAATCTATATCAAACTTTTTTCTATCTTTCTTAGTGGGTTTCACTCCAATCCTCCCCGATTTTATATTCCCCTGTTAAGGGACATCGCATATGTAATTGTTGTCCTGCCTGTTCTATTGCTTCGACACCTTTGATTCCTACGAAAGTAGCTATCGTATCTTTAACTTGTATCTGCCATTCATCATGTATGTTAGCAACAAACTTAGCATCAAACAAGTTTAATTTAATAGCATCGTGTAAGTTGCACATGGCTTGTTTCATTACAATAGCACCACCGCCTTGTAGCAAAGTATTTAAAGCAGCATGTTCATGTCTTACAAATATCTTACGACCATCAAGACTTTTTAAATATCCTTTTCTCGAAGCATCTCGAACTCTTCCCGTAAGGTTTTCAAGTGCAGGGAGGTTGGTGAGAAAACGGTTTCTAAGTTCTTTACCTGCTTTTCTGTTAGCTCCAACCACACTTCCAATCTTCTCATCTCCTGCTCCGTATATAAGGGCATAGATAAAAGTTTTTGCTTGATTTCTTGATTCAAGTCCTGCAAGTTTTTGATTAGTTGTATGTATGTCTCCATGTAAAATCTCGTCAATATAATCTTTATCGTTCATGTAATGGGCTAACATTCTTAGTTCTAACCCACTAGCATCAACACCTAATAGTTTATAACCTTCCGGGACTATCCAACAAGCACGACATTCTTTACCATAGGGGTTCACAACACTAGGCACTTGAGCCATGTTAGGATTTCTATGTGTCATTCTACCTGTAATGGTACCGTTAGGTATAATTTTACCATGCACTCGTTCACCAATTAGTTCATCCATCCACGATGATATCTGTGCTATTCTTTTTTGTAACAGTAAGAACTCAGCTATCAGTCTTGCTTCTGGTATGTGGTCAATCTTTTTTAACGTACCTTCATCTACTATTGGTTGACCAGTAGGGGTAAATCGTTTTGGCTTCCAACCAAAGTCAATCAAGTATTCTCCTATTTGTTTACGAGAACCTAAATTAAACTCCACTAATTTTTTACGAGTAAATGGCTCAAAGTTATTTGTATCTAAACATTTTTTATATTCTTCTTCAGTAAGTCCTCGCATAGATAGCGTACCATCCTTTTTAATGTAAGGATTTACTACCTTGTCAGCTACCCATTTAGGTTTAAAAGTTTCTTGTACTTCATCTTCTACTTCTGTCATCCTTGTTTTGAGTTGTGCTAGTAAAGTCATAGCTCTTTTCTCATCAAACAAGAATCCGTTTGTCTCTTGTTCTTTCATAATCTTAGCGACCTTGTGTTCTAAGTCTATGCTTTGTTTAGAGAATCCGGAGCTTTCTTCTATTAGATGTTTGTAAACGACTTCATTTAGCCTTACATCTTGTATGCAGTATTCAAGCATTTCAGGTGTATATTCTTCAAAGTCTTCTGGTTGTTCTTGCTTAGGTAACTTAACTCTAAAACCCCATGTTTTTAAACTATGTCCATTCTCTCTAACTGGATTAAATAATCTAGACATAACTAGAGTATCCTCTAACTTGTTATCAAGAAAGGATGCTTTGTGTAGTTTTTTTAAGACAGGAATATCATAACCAATGATGTTATGTCCTATAAGAGTTTTAGCTGATTGTA